ACGATCCAGGGTCGGTGGGCGGCCTGCTTGTCACGGGTGCGATGGGCACCAAGGTGCAGAACCCGCTGGTTGCGATTGCGCGGCGAGCGGCGCTCGACATGGTGCGGTATGCCAACGAGTTCGGGTTTACGCCGGTCGCGCGTGTGCGCATCCAGGCGCCGGCCGATGGCGGCAAGCCGAGCAAGTTCGGCGAGCTTTTGGCCGACTAGGTCATGCTCGCTCCGCAAGCGAAGCGCAGCGCGTTTGGCAGGAAGCGCGCCGAGAATGTGATCAGTTTTATCGAGAAGTTGACGGTTCCATCCGGGACCGGGCAAGGTAAGCCGTTCAAGCTGCAGACCTGGCAAAAAGCGTTCATCAAGGATATTTACGAGCCGCACATCGGGCGCCGGCGAGCAGTGCGCCGCGCGATCCTGTCGGTGGCGAGGAAGAACGGCAAGACGGCGCTGATCGCGACTATTGCGCTGGCACATTTGATTGGTCCTGAGGCGCTCATCAACGGGGAGATTTACTCGGCCGCCAATGATCGCGACCAAGCAGCGATTGTTTTCAAGTTTGCGCGGCAGATCGTCGAGAGCGAACCTGAGCTGGCCAAAGAGATCGAGATCATCACCTCGACCAAGACCATGTTTGTGCGGCGCACCGGATCAATCTATCGGGCGGTCAGCGCCGAGGCCGGCACCAAGCATGGGTATTTGCCGAGCGTTGTGATCTACGACGAGCTGGCGCAGGCCAAGAACCGCAATTTGTACGATGTGCTCGACACCAGTTTCGGCGCCCGCGAGGAGCCGTTGTTCATCGCCATCTCGACGCAGAGCAACGATCCCGAGCATATCCTCTCGAAGCTGATTGACGACGGCATGGCCGGCACCGACCCGGCGATTGTCTGCCATTTGCATGCCGCCGCCGAGAATTGCGACCTCGACGACGAGGTGCAGTGGGCGAAAGCCAATCCGGCGCTCGGCAAGTTTCGCGACCGGGAAGACCTGGTGGCCGCGGTGCGCCAGGCCAAGCGCATGCCGGCGCACGAGCCGAAAGTCCGCAACCTATTTTTGAATCAGCGGGTGGCGCCGGTCGCCTCGCTGATCTCGCGCGCCGAATGGATGCTATGCGCCGGGCCAGTCGAGCTCGCTGACCAGGAGGAGGTCTATCTCTCGCTCGATCTCTCGAGCGTCGTCGACCTCACCGCGCTGATGGTCGGCTCGGTATCCGATCCGCTGCGCGTCGTGCCGTATTTCTGGAAGCCAACCGACCACCTGACCGAGCACTCCAATCGCGACTTCGGTAGCGGCACGCACCGCTATCAGCAATGGGCCGAGGCCGGGCATCTGCGGCTTTGCCAGGGCAAGACGATCGATCCCGAGACGATCGCGCGGTTCATCGCCGATCTGACGGTGCGCTACCGCGTCAAGGGCCTCGCGTATGATCGCTGGCGCATCAACGATCTGTTGCGTGAGTTCGATCGCGTCGGTCTGCAGGCTTACGAAGACGGCGAGAAGGGCGGCGACGGACTGCGCCTGGTGCCGTGGGGCCAGGGCTTCAAGGATATGGGGCCGGCGATCGACGCGCTCGAGCACGTTGTGATGGAACGCAAGCTCGTCCATCCGGGCAATCCGATTCTGAATTGGAATTTCGCCAACGCGGTCGCGGTGCTCGATCCGGCCGGCAACCGCAAGCTCGACAAGGACAAGGCCCGGTTTCGCATCGACGGCGCGGTGGCGCTTGCAATGCTCGCGGGGTTGCGGGCACGCGATTGCCGGGCCAAGCCGGTCGATATCGAAAGTTTGATTGGATGAAACCAACGGAGAATAAACCTATGAAGAGGCTTCTTGCTGCGACCGCCATCCTGGCGGCGCTTACCCTGCCGGCGGCTGCCAGCACCGTCACGCTGGGCGGCACGACCTGGGACACCACCAACTCAGGCAGTCTCAGCCTCGGCAACGTGGTGCCGGCCGGCAATCAGCCGCAGAACGCCCCGTGCGTCATCTGCGGTGCCAACCAGCCGCAGCAGCCAGCGAACTTCGGCTACAACGACTACAGCAACAACGGAAGCGTGTCCTCGATCACCGCCTTTTCCGATCAAGGCAACGGCGGCCGCAACACGCTGGCCGACAACACCTTCGCCACCGGCTACACCGTCGGCGCGGGCAGTCCGTTCCTGGCTTTCCTGTTGCTCAACGGCGACACCAGCCTCGGCTTCTCGATCGGCGTCGATGTCAACGATACCAACCAGCCGCAGACGTTGAACTCGTTTTTCTTCCTCGACTTCACCACGCATACCGTACTGGCGTCCTTTACCGGCGGTACCACCGGCAACGTGCCGTCGAAGAACAACGGCACCGGCTTCCCGGACTACTCCATCACCGGCGCGCTGCTCAATCTCAACGACGTTCATGTGGGAGATACGATTGGCTTCGTGGCGCTTATGAGCGACCTCAACGACGGGCCGGACTCGTTCTTCATCGAGGCGGCACCGGCGGCAGTCGTGACCCCATTGCCCGCGAGCCTGCCGTTCTTCGCCGCCGGTCTTGTTGGTTTGATTGGTCTGGTGCGCAAGCGCCGCTCCAACCGGCTCGCGTAACACAAGTAGGCTGACGTTGCTTCCCGCTCCGTCAGCTCACAGGCCCGCCGGGATGATACCGCCATCCATCGGCATCCCGCCCGGTGGGCCACCATGACCCCGGATGCCGGGGCGAAGGCTTGGCACCATTTCTACACCACCAGTTATTGGTTGCGTCGGCGGCAGTTGCAGTTGACCGCGCATCCGCTCTGTAAATTCTGCACTGACCGCGGCGCGGTCACCCGCGCAACCGTGGTCGATCACGTCAAGCCGCACCGCGGCGATTGGAATAAATTCTGTCTCGGCGAGTTGCAATCACTCTGCGCGAGCTGTCACGACCGCTGCAAACGCTTCATCGAAGTCCGCGGCCATAGCATCGAGGTCGGCGACGACGGTTGGCCGATAGATCCCAATCACCCGGCGAACAGGAGTTGAGCCATGGCGCTTGCAATCGTGGATGGGCCGACCATCAAGGCCGGCGAGTCGCTTTCCGATGGCGCCGACTGTTCGGGCGGAACCATTGTGCGGATTACGGTACCGCAGGAGTTTACGCCGGCAAATCTGACGTTCCAGGTGTCGAGCGACGGCAACCTCTACAACGATCTGTTTACGGCGGACGGCGGCGAGGTCACGCTCGTAGCGAAGCCGAATACCGGCATCGTGGTTTTGGAGCGATGGACGAAGTCGATCGGCTTCGTGAAATTCCGCTCAGGCTCGCGCAGCCATCCGGTCGCGCAAGCCGTTGACTGCAAATTCGCGATTGCTGTCGAGACCATCCCGGCGGCGTAGCTGGAAATGAGGAGGCCTGCCATGGGTATGCGCCAGCGCCAAGGCGATCTCTATCCCGATCTCGATGAGTCCTACATCGATTTCATGAGCCGATGCGGCGACGAGCTCGGTGATCAGGACGTCTGCCAATTGATCTGGGAAGATGCCTGGGACGAGGACAAGGGCGCTGCCAAAGATATCTGCTTCAAGACTCACGCCGGCCAGGTCAACGGGCTGGAGTTCGTTCTATCTGACGAAACGCCCGACCGCATGGACGATGTCATCATGTCGGACGCCTGGGATCTGGCATCGTTCCAGAAAAACCCGATTGCGTTGTTCAATCACAACAGCAACGCGCCGATCGGCAAATGGACGCGCACGCGCGTCGTCGACAAGCAATTGCGCGGCCACCTTGAGCTCGCGCCGGCCGGCACCAGCGACCGCATCGATGAAATCCGCAAGCTGATCGACGCCGGCATCCTGCGCGCCGTCAGCGTCGGCTTCCGCCCAAAGGAATCCAAGCCGCGGCCGGAATCCGATTACGGCGTGTTCTTCACCAAGGCTGAATTGGTCGAGACCAGCCTGGTCTCGGTGCCGGCAAACCCGAATGCGCTGGCCATCGCCAAGTCGCTCAAGATTTCGCCCACGACCATCGATCTCGTGTTCGCCGGGAAAGGCAAAGGACGCGGGATCGCACGGCGCGGGCTCACCGGCGGGCAAGCCGATATGCGATCACACTCAAGAAAGGGCGCGACCATGTCGCTCGCTCAGAAGATCAAAGAGAGAGAACAGATCATTCTCGAAAAGACCGGCAAGCTTGATGCGTTGCACGACGCTGTCGGCGACGGCGATTATCCCAACGACCTGCTCGAGACGGTGCAAAAGGCAAATGCCGAGATTGCACACGACAAGGAAATCCTGGCGACGCTGCGTGATAGCGAGCGCAATCTCGCCGTGACCAGCGACGACGGCGGCCGATCGGCGGTGACGAGCAAGGGCAATGGCAATGGCGGCTATAGCGCAGCGCAACTGCCGGCGAGACCGTTCGGCCTCGAACGGAAAAAGCTCGATCCGATTGGCCTGTTTTGCCGTGCCGGTGCCTTGAGCCTGCTGGCCCATCACGAACGAAAGCCGGTGCAGGAGGTTACCCGCGCCATCTTCGGCGACGACGAACCGCTCAAGGCCGTGGTCGACTGGCAGACCAAGGCGGCCTCGGCCGCGGCCATGACCACCGTTACCGGATGGGCAAAGGAGCTGGCGGTTCAGGTCAACGTCGACTTCATGGAGATCCTGATGGCGGCCTCGGTATTCGGGCCTTTGTCGGGAATGGGTATGTCGTTGAGTTTCGGCCGCAATGCAAAATTGATCATCCCGACGCGGTCGCGGACGCCAACGATAGCCGGATCGTTCGTCGGCGAAGGTTTGCCGATTCCAGTTCGGCAGGGTGCGTTCACCTCGATCTCGCTCACGCCCATGAAAATGGCGGTCATCACCACCTGGACCAGGGAGTTGAACGACCACTCGATCCCGGCGATCGAGGGGCTGTTGCGCGATGCCATCGTCTACGACACCTCGGTCGCGACCGACGCCGTCCTGCTCGACGCCAACCCGGCGACGACTGTTCGGCCGGCCGGCATCCTTAACGGCGTCGCCGGATTGACGCCGACCGCTGGCGGCGGCTTCACCGCGCTGACCGGCGATATCAAGCAACTGTCGGGAGCTCTGCTGACCGGGACGCTCGGCAACGTGCGCAAGCCGGTTTGGTTGCTAAACCCGCAACAGGTCAACAGCGCATCGTTCGCCATCGCCACCGGCGCAGGCGTGTTTCCGTATCGCGACGAGATCGGCCAAGGCCGCCTCGGCGGCTGGCCATTCATCCAGTCCGGCACGGTGCCCGCGGGCACGGTCATCGTCATTGACGCCGCCGACTTCGTTAGCGTCACCGGCGACGGGCCGAGGTTCGAGATCAGCGATCAGGCCACGTTGCATTTCGAGGACACGACGCCGCTTGACATCAGCACGTCGGGCTCGCCGAACGTGGTCGCTGCTCCGGTCAAAAGCATGTTTCAGACCGACATGCTGGCCTTGCGCCTGATCCTGCCGTTGACCTGGGCAATCCGGCGAACCGGCACGATCGCGTGGCTAACCGGCGTGACGTGGTAGCATCAGCATCAACATAAAGGAGGTCCACCGTGACCGATACCGAACAGACGACGGCCGCGAAAAAGAAGATCGCCGACGAGCGCGCGGCCCGCGACAAGGCAAACGAGCAGCAGGCCAAAACGGCTGGTGCAACCAAGCCGACGCCGACGCAGGAAGAGAATGATTTAGCCGCGATGGGCGTCCACGTCCTCGAGCACGAGCACGACGGCAGCCCGGAGCCGGAAGCGCAGACCAAGCAGGCCGAGGCCGGCAAGCGCGGCAACTATCAAACAAGGACTGCGTCACCATCGACATGAACGTTCGTGGGTTTCTGGCCCGCGTCGCGGGCCAGCTCATCGGCAAGGGGGAGGGCGATTACCGGCCAGGCCCTTACTTTTTGCCGGTCACCAATGGGTGGTTGCCCGCCGGCGTTGCCGACAACTGGTGGCAGCAGGGTTACACGCCGACCAGCCTCGGCACCCAATCGGCGATGGTCGAGGCTTGCGTCTCGGCCTACTCGCAGACAATTGCGATGTGCCCGGGCGAGCACTGGCGGCTCAATGGCAAAGGCGGACGCGAGCGCGTCAAGTCATCGTCGCTCTCGCGTTTGCTGCGCCATCCGAACGACTATCAGTCGATCTCCGACTTTCTGCTGAACGCGACGCGCTCGCTCTACCTCGAGGGTAACGCCTATGCGCTCGCGCTGCGCAATTCGCGGTTCGAGATCGATGAGCTGCATCTGATGGACCCGCTGATGTCGCATCCGCGGCTCGCCAGCAATGGCGAGATTTTCTACCAGTTGCACGGTAACCAGGTGATCGAGAAACGGCTTGGCGGCGAGCCGCTGATCGTGCCGCAGCGCGACGTGCTGCACATCCGGCTGCACACGGTGCGGCATCGCTGGCCGGTGCCACTGATCGGCGAGAGCCCGATCGTCGCGGCCTATAGCGATATCGGCGTCAACAGTGCGATCGCGCGACAGCAACTTGGATATTATCTCAACGAGGCGCGGCCATCGGCGGTGCTCTCGACCGATCTCACGCTCGACAAGGACCAGCTCCAGGCGCTGCGGGACCGCTGGAACGAGCAGGCCAAGGGTCTGCACCAGGGCGGCACGCCAATCCTCACCGCTGGATTGAAAGTTCAGCCGTGGGCGGTGAGCGGCAGGGATGCTTCTACCGCCGAGATGATGAAACTTTCGAACGAGCATATCGCGCTCGCGTTTCGGATTCCGTTGCAGATCCTCGGCCTCGGCGGTTCGACCTTCTCGTCGACCGAACTCCTGATGCAGAGTTGGAAATCATCGGGTCTCGGTTTCGCGCTCAATCATATCGAGGAAGCGATCGGCCTGCTGTTCGATCTCAAAGGCCAGCCCGACGAATACGTGGAATTCGACACCGACGCGCTGCTGCGCTCGGCGATGAAGGATCGCATCGAAGCGCTGGCGCAGGGCGTGCAAGGCGGGATTTTCGCGCCGAACGAAGCGCGCAACCTCGAAGGGCTCGACCGCG